CTACCGTCAGTTTTGCAGCGGTCAGCAATGCCTGGAGAGATGTGCGGGTGAGAATCAGCTATCCCGCCAGTTCACCCACCTCGACTTCCTGCTCCACTGATAATTTTGCCATCCGGCCGGCGAGCCTGGCTGGCGCAAGAGCCCGGGAGCTCCCAGCCTGCAGGAAGTGCACCGCACGGTCGCCGTGCCTGACGCCGGCATCTCCTCCGGCGCCATCCATGAATATATTTTTATGTTTTTTTCCGGAAGCGAAGGCGGAACGCGATACGAGGCCAGGTGCAGCGCGCAACGGCCGGCAACATCCCCCGGCAGCGCGCGGAACGCGGCCACGGCCGTGTCCGCCCCCTTCCAGGCATTGTCCAGGAACCCGACCACGCAAAAATTTATTGTCTTCCCGGATTTTTCCCCGGCCGCGTCCGCCGGTCTGAATTTATCGGCGTTCATGTGGCCGAAGAGCACATTGGCGTCCTTGAAGCCCGCCTTCCGGAAACTTTCGGCAATGATCCCGTTGACGCATATCACCCTGGTCGTCTTTTCCGGCAGGGCCGCCATGAACCTGGCCGTGGGCATGCGGTGCGCGAAAACCACCAGGGACCGGCGGCTGAACAAACGCAGGAGCAGCAAGGCCGGGATCAGGCCGTTGGCGACGTGCGGCTGGATGGCCTCGATGCGCAGATCCTTGTCGGTGCTGGGGATCACCGCCCGTGCCGGCACCGGGATGCCGCGGCTGGCCGAGCGCTTGACCAATTCGGTACGCAGGAACTCCTGGAACTGGACGGACTCGACCACCCACAGCAGGCAGTGCCACTCGGCCTGCAGCGCGATGATGTCTTCGATGATGCGATCGGGCAGGCGTTTGCGGATCGCGGCGACGACGACATCGAGGATGCCGGTGCCGCGGTTGAAGCCGCCGACCAGCAGCGCCGACGGGTCGCGGCTTTTTCCCTTCTTGCCCAGGCTGGGGTCGCAAGCGCCGTAGAACACCCATTCATCGAGGCGATTGACCCAGAAGGTGATGCACTCGGCGAAGGGTGCGTCGTCGCCGCTGACCGGGCTGTTCTGGTACTCGGAATCGAAGGCGCTGTGGCCGTCGCGGGCGCGGATCCACATCAACTTGAACAGCGGCCGCCCTGCGGGCCAGGACACCACGGCGCCGGCATCCATCGCGGCCTGGTGTTTGGCGTAGTAACGCCAGGACGGCAGATCCGCGTCAGCGATCTCGCGGCCGTCCTCCTCGGCCTCTTTGCGCAGCGGGATGTCTTCGTTCCGGACGATTTCTTCCCAGGTGTCCCACATGTCCATGCGGTCCGGCCACGTGATGACGGCCTTGAACACGCGATGGCGCCAGAACGGGTTGGCGAGCTTGCGGCACAGCACCGAGTCGTGGTGCAGGATGGTGCCGATGAACAGCACGTCGCATTTGTCGTCGGCACCGCCGAGCTTCATGACGCCCTTGTCGAGCCAGCTCTCCAGCTTGTCACGCTGCTCGGGGCTGGCGACGTTCTCGTCGTTCTCGATGTCGTCGAGCACGATCAGGTCAGGCCGGTACGGGCCGTGGCGCCGGCCGCGGATCTTCTTGCCGGAGCCGAAGGCTTCGAGCTTGATGTCATTGGTCGTGAGGATCACGCCGGCCTGCCAGACGCGACCTTGTCCGGTGGCCTCGGGATAGTCCATCAACAGGCGCGGGTTGAACTCCAGCTCGGACTTGATGGCTTCGAGCATGATGGCGGCCTGGTCGAAGGCGTCCATGATGATGCAGGGGTAGTGCTTCCAGCCATTGACGATGCACCAGATGACGAAGATCTGCGAGCAGATGGTCGACTTGGCCTCGCCGCGCGGCGCCGCGATCGCGTCGGCTTCGCTCTTGAGGCTGGCGAGCATGGCCGGCAGGCGCTCGTAGAGGAAATCGTGCAGCCGGGAGTTTTCCAGCTTGATGTAGTGCGGGAAGTAGCCGCGGGCAAACGCCTCGAAGCCGGCGCGGGTCTTCTGGCCACAAATGTCGCGACGCGCCAGGCGCGCGGCCGGGTCCGGGTCGAAGCCATCGACCTCGGCTTCGATCTGGCGGCGGAATTCCTCGGCCAGCTTGCCGATGCCGTCGAGGAAGTCCCGGCTGGACGTCTTCCTAGCCATACGCCCGCGCCAGCTCGGCGCCGAAGGATTCGAGCACCTCGGCCACCGCGGCGGCATGGCGCGGATGTTTGGCGCGCACGAACTCCAGCTCGCGCTTGAGCACGTCCATCGCCACGCCCAGCTTGTCGGCCTCGGGCATCATGCCGCGGCTGGCGGCGCGCAGCTTGCTGATGGTGTCGCCCAGCGTGGCCATCGCCTTGACGGATTCGATGGGCTCCATTGCGCCGATCGACGTTTCCAGCGCTTCGCAGCGCAGGAGTGCCGCGGCGATGATGCGGCCCAGGGCCTGCTCGACGCTGCCGCCCGAGACCATCAAGCTGGCGCGCTGGAACGCATCCCAATCGTCGCCGGCCTTTTTGGCCTCGCGGTACCAGTTGCGCGCAGTGGGCAGCGGCACGCCGACCTTGTCGGCGGCCGCTTCCAGCGGCAAGCCGCCGATGAAGGCGGCGCGCAGCTTGACCTTTTTGTCGGGCGAGTGGGCCATCAGAAACTGGACGGTTGCGCCACCGCGCGCGTCAAGGCCATCAAGCCGGTTTGCAAGTCGGTTGCACCAATGCTGACCCAGCGCTGATCAATGCCCTGGGCTGCCCGAAGGCTATCAACCAGGCCGCCAAGTTCCGCGCCCTTCGACTTGATGGCGTTCATCAAATCGATCTCGGCTTGCGTCAGCTCGCGATAGCTCCTGATCTGGCGATGTTGATTGTCCATTGAAAGCCCCTTCCGGTTGGTTGTTAGAACAGCGCCCGCAGGCGGTCGACGTGCTCGCGACCTTCGGCGGTGAGCATGACGCGGTCACCCTCCAGGCGCAGGGCGCCGATGTCGGACAGCACGCGCAGATCGGCACGCACGCGATCGAGCGTGGCCGGGACGTTGTGCACGGTTTCCAGCTCGTCGCGCAGTTCGCGCGCGACCGAGGCGCCGCCGGCGAAGGCCAGGCTGGCGAGCAGGCTGTTGCGGCGCTTGCGATCGGCTTCGATCATGGCAGGCCCTTTTGCATGATGCGGCCCATGATCTGGCGCAGGTTCGCCTCAATGCCGGTGAGCCGGCCGCCGATGTCGGAGACCTTCAGGTCGACGGTGCCGACCTTCTCGTACAGATCGCCCAGGTCGCTGTGGTTCGGGGCTTGTTCGATGTGGGCTTCGAGGTGGGCCAGGCGCTCGCCATGCCCGTCGATCTTCAGTTCAAGCCCGGTCTCCATCTTGCTGACACGTTCGTTGGTGACCCGGTTCTTGTTGGCGATGTAGACGTAGACGCTGCAACTGCCGACGACCACGAACTCCAGCACCTGGAGCAGGAATTTTGCGGTTTCGAGATCCATCAGTTCACGGCCCTTTCGAGATCGGTTTTGCACGGCGCGCAGAGCTGCGTACCGGGGTAGGCCTCGCGCCGGCCCTGCGGGGTCGGGTCGCCGCAGACTGCGCAATGCGTCGCCGAATCCTCGACGGTTTTGCCGTCGAGGCCGGCGCGCCGGGCTTGCGCTTGTAACGCATCCTGGCGCTGTTGTTCTTCCAGTTCGGTGGCGCGGTCGAAGACGTCGGTCATGCGAGTTCCCAGCGCGGCGTGCCGGCGATCTGCAGCTTGTGCCAGGCGTAGGGCAGCAGCTGGAATTCCACCGGGTGGGGGTGGCGGTTATCCAGGCACCAGGTCTGCCCGTCGAGGTCGGCCAGCAGCACGGCGTGATAGCCGAGGTTGTTTTCCACCCAGCAGGTGGCCAGGCGCAGCCATTCGCGCGGCCAGCCCATCGCCACCAGGCGCTCGTATTTGGCGGTCGCGTAGCTGTCGCAGTCGTCGCCCAGCTCGGTGATCGGCGTCCAGTCGTCGCCGACTTCGGCCTTGTACGGCAGCAAGTTGACCTTGGCATTGACCAGGTTGAGGTCGGCGAAACTCGGGTTCACTTGCAATGCTCCTGATCAGGGTTCCTGGCGCAATCGACGAGGTAGCCAGGCGGGGGCGGCGTAGGCTCGCCGCTGCCCTGCAGGCGCTGCGCGGTGGCGCAGCCCGACAGGGCCAGCAGCAAGGCGATGGCGAGGGCGCGCCTCATGGCAGGCGCGCGCCCATCAGGGCGTCCTTTTCCTTGCTGCCGCGGCTGCTGCCGAACTCGAACTGGTGCGCATCACGCAGGCAGACGCCGAAGATGCTGGCGATCGTCGAGAGCAGGCCGACCACTTCGCCGGGGATGTCCTTGCGGAAGAAGGTCAGCACCAGCAGGCAGGCGATCAGGCCGATGGCGTCGAGCACCACCATCCAGTCGGCGCGTTTGTTCTGGTAGCCGGCCTGGTGCAGGGCGACGTCGCGGGCGCGGGCGTCCTGGCGATCGGCGAGGTACATCGCCTCCAGCTCGCGGTCGTTGGCCAGCACGGCCAGGCGGAATTCCTGCGCCAGCCTGGGGTCGCCCTGCAGGGCGGCGAGCGCGCTTTCGCCATCCGTGGCGCCGGTGACTGTCCTGGCGATGTCGATCACCTTTTCGGCGATCGCCACAGGCTTCTCGCCGGCGCCGAAGTAGCGCAGCAGCGAGGGCGCGAAGTTGGCCAGCGCGAGGCCGATGCTGAGCGGGTCCATCAGGCGATCCACCAGGCGAGGCCGACGCCGACCGTGGCGCCGAAGAGGATCAGGCCGACCGGGAAGGCGTGACTGGCGATCAGCAGCCAGCGGTCGATCGACTCCCAGCTGCTGGCGCGCTCGACCCGGTAATCCACGGCCAGCACGAGCCCGACGCAGACGGCGCACAGCAGCGCCAGGGACCAGAACAGGGCGGCCATGTCAGGCCTCCTTGACGACCAGGTAGCGGGTGCTGGTGATGAAGATGTCGTCGCCGGTCATGTCGGCGGGGTTGGACAGGACGCGCTCAAAGGCCATCGTGTCCGGCTGCCCTTCCGGGTAGCCCTTGTCCCACACTTGCACCACCACCTTGTAATTGCTGGTGTCGGCGTTTTCGACGCGTACTTTCTTGGTCATGGTTTGGTCTCCTCGGTGAATAGGTGGGATGCGAGCGGCTCCATGCCGCTGCGGCGCCAGGTGGCGACATCGAAGCCGGGGCAGGTCTTGAGCCACTCCTGCGGCTCGACGACGCCGTTGCCGTTGCGATCGGGCGACAGATCGCGGTGGCCGACGATGCGAGCGTTGGGGTAACGGGCCGGGCGGTTGCCCTGCTGCAAGGTGAGCGTGTTGATCAGTTCGCGCAGCGCGATCCACTGCGCCAGGCTGAAGCGATCGGTGCCGACCATGACGATGCCGAGGCTGTCGGCGTTGCGCCCGGCGACATGGGCGCCGATCTCGTCGTGGCTGCGGCCGGTGGCGGTGGCGCCGTTGGTGCAGATGACGTGGTGGTAGCCGATCGACGTCAGCTCGGGATTGAACTGCAGCCGCGCCGGGGGCTGGCGCAGGAAGCCGCGTTTGCGGTGCCAGCGGTCGATGTCGGCCGCGGTGTGCCAGCGGCCGTTGGGAGTGGCTGAGCAGTGAATGACGATGAGGTTGATCGGGCGCATTGCGCGACGTTACGCGCGCGCAGGGAACCGAAAACCGCTGGCGGGCGCCAGCGGGAAAGCAACGCCCCGCCGGGTTATAGGCCGGGCGGGGCGGGATTGACTACTTTACACCGGATGGAAAGTCGGCGCTGGCGGGACGGCGGCTAGAGGGGCGGGGCGTCGCACGGCGCCTGGCCGTCGACGGCCCAGGCCTTGACCCGGTCGAGGTGCGGCTTCCAGGTGGCGAAGTGGACATAAGCGTCGAGCCGCGTCTTGTTGTTGGGCAGGCCCTTGATGTCGACCTGCAGGTAGTGGTTCGCCACGCCGAGGTTATCCATGACATAGCCGATGTTGCCCTCCTGCAGGTCGCTGTACAGCGCATGGCGAATGCGCACCTGGGCAAACACGCCGGCCCAGCTTTCGCCGATGCATTCGTGCATCTTGTCCAGCACGTTCTTGTAGACGCGTTGGTAGTTCTGGTCGAGATCGAGACGGACGGCGTTCGCCGGGTCGGCGCGGATCTCGCTCACGTTACCGGCGGCGCACCCGGCAAGCAGGGCGGCGGCGATGCTGATGGCGGCAAAGGTTTTCATGGTCAGGCCTCCTTTGATTAGCACGGCAGTATATCGATGACAGCGGACAGGACGGATTTACGCGAACAGCCCCAGCTGCGTCTCGGCCACCGCCTCCGGGTTGGCGGTGTCGGCGGCGGCGCGTTTGCTGGCGCGCCAGACGGTGCTGACGTCGAGCCGGTATTCGCCGGCCAGCTGGTTGGCGACGGCGCGCGCGCCGAGGCCGCTTTTCAGCAGCGCATCGAAGCGGGCCTGCAGCTCGGCGTCGCGCACGGCATGCGCCGCGCGGCGGCAGCTGGGGACGGTGAGGTATTCGCCGCCGTAGCGGCCGACGATCTTTTCGGCCGCGGCCGCGCCGACCAGGTCGGCCAGCTCGGCGAACAGATCCTCGCCGGCCTTGCGCTTTCGCTTGGGCACGGTGAGCACCTGGCCGGCGCGCGCTTCGATCAGCGCCAGCGTGGCGGGCAGGCCGATCAGATCGACCAGGTCGCGGGCGGTGCGCGGCAGGTGGGCGAGCGAGAGCTTCACGGGGTCTTTTCCTTCGGCCACTTGAACTCCTGCCCCTTGGGCATCCAGCAGTAGCCCTGGCTGTCGAGCCATTGAGTGACGATGACGCTGTTGAGCTGGTTCAGCACTTCAGGCGTTACGGTCAGCTTCATGCCCGCCTCCTTGTAACGCGCGGCGCGGCGTTCCATCAGGTGCAGCAGCCAGAGCGCGGAGACGTAGCCGCCCACGGCGGCACCGGCGAAGAAGGCCCAGACGATGGTGCTCATGGCTTGTCCGCCTTGTAGCGCGCGGTGCGCTCCAGCGGGCCGATGAGCTGCCACAACTCGCCGGCGGCCATCATCTGCAGGTGGCGCTCGCAGCCGGCGATGCGGGCGGCGACGCCTTCGGCATAGGCGATCTGCTGGCCGCGGGCGATGCCGAGGTTCATGGTGATGCGGCGGATCTTCCACAGCACCGGGCGCTTGTCGGCGGCGGCCTTGTTGACCCACTGCCATTCATTGTCCGCCTTCGCCTGGCGCGGCTTCTGCTCGCCCAGGGCGGCAACCACGCGCGCCAGAGCGGCGTCGTCCAGATCGGCGGCGCTGCGGGCGCCGGTGCGCGCCTCCAGGATGTCGCGATAGGTGTCGTCGTCCCAGCCCTGCTCTTTCTTGATGCAGTGCAGGCGGGCGAGCAGCTTGTTGCGGGGGATGGGCATGATCAGACCCCGTGCCCTTGAACTATCGGCCCACGGATACATTGCAGGACGCGAACGCCGCAACCCGCCGGGCTGCCGTCGCCGCAAGGAGAATCACCATGATTCAAATTCAAATCACCCGTCACTTCATGCCGGTTGAGGCAGGCAAGCCGATTGAGTATTTCCGCATCCTGCGCCGCTGCGGTGGGAAGTGGATCGGGCAATCGCTTATGCCCTTCCGGCTGACACCGGCCCAGCGTGCGATGGCGAGCGACGGCTAGGCGGTTCATGGCTGGGCAACCTCCGGCGGCGCGATCTCGACGGATTCGCAGACCTTGCACAGGTGGTTGATGGCGGCCTTGCCGCTGGGCCAGTCGGGCAGGTACCAGGTATGCGTCTCCGTGTAGAGCGGCTGCTTGGCGACCCAGCGTTTTCCCAGCACCTTCTCCGCCGCCTTACGCTGGGCCGGAGAGACGAGCGGCGTTACCCGCTTGCGCAGGAACTTGGCCTCGGGCGTGTCGCCTTTGCACCATGCGCCGCAAAACTCGCCGTCGATGTAGGTCATAACGCGGTACTCGATGCGCGTCTTCGAGTACCGCTGCACTTGCAGCGTCACGCGCCGGCCGTCGCAGATCAGGCGGACATCGCCCCAGGGCGAGGCCAGCTCTGCGGCCAGCTCGGCGCGCTGTTCTTTGGTGAGCATGCTCATGCTGTGACGTCCTCGAATAGATCGGCGATCGCGCGCCCCGCGCGGCGGCTCATCCGGGCGTGCTGCGCGCGCATCGGCGCGTCGTGGATGTTGTGGCAGCGCTGGCACAGGTGCGCCAGGTTGTCGTCGGCACAGTTGGCCGGGTCGGGGTCGTGCTGGTGGGCGACGGTGAGGACGATCTTGATCAGCTTGTAGCCGGTGTGGTGGCCTTCCCAATCCCCGACGGTCCCGGCCGCGTGCAGCATGACGAAGCTGCCGTTGTCCTCGCGGTAGCCCACGGCGCCATTGGGCACGCTGCACTGCTCGCACCGGTTGCCCGATCGCGCGCGGATGCGCGGCACCACGACGGTCTTCCAGTCGGCCGGGTAACGCGCGAGGTTTTCGGGCTTGATGGGCATGTCAGGCGAAATGCTTGGACCAGATGCGTTCGATGATCTCGACCTGCTTTTCGGAAAGGTTGCGCGTGTCCCTTCCGGCCGCCTGGTAACGCTCGGCGACGCCGGCAACGAAGGATTGCTCCCAGGCGTTGAGGTCGCCGGTACCGAGCAGACCTCCGATCTGCTCTACCTTGGTACCGATACTGACGAGGCGCGTCATGTCGCCTCCGTCATCACAATCACCTGACCGCCGTCCGGTTCGGTGATCACCTCGCACAGCCCGCGCGGCACCAGCCACGCGACGGCGTCGCGAATGGCCTGGTCCGCCAAGTCGAGCAAGCCGACATCGCGGCCGTCGCCATCCACCAGAATGCGCACCACGCCGAACTCGTCGGCCGGTCGCGTATGGCATTCCAGCAGCGCGGTCATGGACTCGTCGGCGATCCCGGCGGCACAGTCCGGCGTAGCTCCGATCTCCCGCGCGACCATGATCTCCATGCCGACGCGGTGTGCGACGTGCATTTCCAGGTGTGCGCCGGCGCTGCCCTGCCAGCCGTCGAGCAGCGCTAGGGCGTCGCAGGTCAGCAGCGCGGCCAGGTCGTTGCGCATGCACTGGTGCCAAGACGACTGTGCCTCGATCGGGTTGAGATCGACCGGATTGACGATGTCGTAGCCCAGCGCGCGCAGGCGCTCCGCCTCGACGTTGAAGGCCGGGAAGTTGTGCTCGGGTATACCCGTCATGGGACCGCTGATGTAGATTCGCTTCATAGCGGCGGCGCATCCACATCGAGCATGTCCTGGAGGTTGTTGATGGTTTCCCGAACCGCGCCGACGATTTCCGCGTCACTCATTTCGGCGAAGGCGGTGTCGCACGCCCGATCGCCAGTCTCATTGTCGTGAAAGCCGCTGACACCGACTTTGCAGACGCCTACGCCGCCGAACTCCGGCCGGAAGTAGTGGTTGATCTCCGGGCCGTCTTCGCCGGTTTCACGCATCACCACGACTTGCCCGACGTCGGGACTCTGGATCAGCCGGGCGAAGACCTTGTGCTTCCCGGCGGCGGCGCCGTCCCGCACATGCTCGATCGGCTCCCCCTCGCCGACCGTGCGCCAGTCGGGCCATTGGCGCCGCTCGTTCCGGGTCAGCTTGGTGGCCAGCGCCAGGGCGATGGCTTCGGGGCTGTGGCCGGCGCGCCAGGCGCCGTCGAGGGCGAGCATGGCCACGTCGATCCACTCCATCAGGTCGCCGGGCGCGGCCTCGATCTCGATCAGCTCTTTGCGGATGTGTTTGATGACCGCTCCGGACCGCGTACCGGGGCCGAAGGTGCGCAGCGAGAACTCGCGCTGCCGGCACAGATGGGCGACGAGGTCGAAGTGCGGCGGGCCGAAGGCGTGGGCATCGTTCCAGGGCGCCGTGTAGGGCGGGCAATCGCTGCAGACACCGACGCTGCGCTTCGTGTCGATGCGCAGCCAGTGGCGGCCCTGGGTGGCGGGGTAGCTGTCGGTGTAGCCGCAGCCGATGCAGGTGGCGCGGATGTCGTGCGCGGCGTCGTGGCGCAGCTCGGCCACAGCGAAGCCGGCGGCGGCAAGGTTTTCCTGATCCGCGATAGCGGCGGTGGTGGGGAAGTGGCTTCCGCTCATGCTGGCACCGCCTTTCCGGCCTTGGCCTTGCCCTTGGCGGCCTTGGGCTTGTCGTCGTCGCCCTGGCGGCTGGCGGCGGCGGCGATGACCAGCTTGGTGAGCTTTTCGGCATCGTTGTCGCCGACGGTGCGGACAGCCCGCGCTCGGCCGCGGACACGACCGCGAGCCGCGACGACATCAAGCGGATCCGCCGCGACGAGCAGCGGCGCGCCGCTGCGATCGACGAACTCGGTGGTGATGTCGAGGTGTCCGGCGCGACCCACCTCGATGATGCCGACGCCGAGGCTGCCACCCGGATGAACGTGCCCTGCCACCGCCGCGCTGCGCGGCGCCGTGGCGACGATGTGGAACGAAATGCACAGGGTTCGCGAGGTTCGCTAGGTTTACGGGGTTCACGGGGTTCACAGGGTTCACAGGGTTCACGGGGTTCACGGGGTTCACGGGGTTCAGGGTTCTACTGTCGCCAACCTCGTGAACCTCGCGAACCTCGTGAACCTCGCGAACCTCGTGAACCTCGCGAACCTCGTGAACCTCGTGAACCTCGTGAACCTCGCGAACCTGGTGAACCTCGTGAACCTCGCGAACCTCGTGAACCTCGTGAACCTCGCGAACCCTGAGAACCACATGCCCCACAACCCCATCACCAGCGACCGCTTGCCCCGGCCCGTCGGCCCCTACTCGCCGGGCATGGGCTTCGAACGCCTCGTCTTCGTCTCTGGGCAAGGCGGGAAGGACCCGGCGACGGGCGCGATCATGACGCCGATCAACCGCGAGGCCTGGTCCACGCCCGAGGCGCTCGCGGCGCTTCTGCGGCTCATCCCCTACGGGCGCATCGGCCTCCCGGAGGACATCGGCAAGGTCGCGGCGTTCCTCGCCTCC